CGGGGGCATAAGTCGATAGTAATATCGACTTATCAATCCCAAAGACTTGGGATTGAGATTCTCTTAGATGAGATTCTGGTTAAACTAGAACTTTATCTTTGGGTATTTCCCAAACACGAGCACGGAATGTTTCGAGTGTGAAGTTGGAGTAATAATCCCCTTCTTAACAGTGGTAATTCCATGTATGTTAATATATCTCCCCTAGTTATAAGCCTCTCAAGGTTGAACCGTGAGGTTTCTTAATTGATTTATCAATTTTCGATGCTTATAATGAGGGTTGATATCACATATGTGTGATGCCCCTGCAGTCGTGACAGGTCAGACTCAAATCAGTTACTGACGGCTAAAATAGTCAGTAATTGGATTTGAGGAACTGAATAGACGATCCGCCTATCTCTTCCAGAGTAGCTGCAGCCGTCGAAAGACGAAACTGAAGTTGATAGGAAGGAAGGCAGTGTGGGTCCTACGGGATCTGAGGTTGGTATCTCAGTAATCACATGTAACGCCTCCTTCTGAAGGATTATAATTAAATTATTTTATGAAATGAAAAACCACAGTAATATTAAGCTTATGCCTAATACTAAAGTCGAAAGACTTTCGCTTAAAGGTATTTATAATACCTTTAAGTTTAAATCATTTAATTATGATAACGTCAATGCTATGATCACTAGAAATGGTGGTCAGGCCATGGTTGGAATTATTTTAAGAATGATTCCAGCTATGGGAGGACAACCGTCTCAGTTAATGGCTTCCGTAACAAGAAAATTACTTGTTAGAATCTCTTCTATTGCAAAAGATCAAGGAATTCCAGGCATAGTTAAATACTTAAAAACTGTAAGTGTTCAAACACAGCAGTTCCTTGGTGGACATAGAGTTGATACTATGTCCCCTAGGGTTTCAAGAACTAAATCCGGGATTCCAAGACTATTTCCACCTGTTATTAGAGCCCAAATTAGAAAAGGTAATATTTTCTTTATAAAATATTCTCTTACTATTGCTTCTCTTTATAGAGATATGCAATATGAGGGGCCTTTAAAATTAGGTTCTATAACAAATCCTTTTAATGGTAATGAAAATATCTTTCATGAGTTGGGAAAATATATTCCTTTCTTCACTGAAAACATATTGAAACAAGGTAGAATAACCTATTCTCCGAGATTGAAATTGATGGGATTATTTTCATATTTTCCTTTATCAAAATCTTCTCCTCAAGTAGGTATGGATAATATGCATAGTAGCTCACCATTAGTGATGATTAGAAGTGCCAAAGTTTTGTATGAAAATAAAGTTTTATACAAAGCTTTCACTATCTTAGAGGATTTGTATAATATAGAAAATACAACTCCTCCCTCAAAAATGATAGGTTACATTATGCATGCTAATCCAATTGATTCTCTTATTTCAGCCATTATTCCAAGATCTTTTTATCTTGGAAAATTAGGATTAAAAGTAGAAGCAGCTGGTAAAATGAGAGTGTTTGCTATGGTTGATCCATGGTCTCAATGGTTATTAGCTCCCATTCATAAAGTTATTTTTAATATATTAAAAAATATCTCTACAGATGGAACTCACAATCAATTAAAACCGCTTAAAGCGGCTTGGTTGGGAGTGCAAAAGCCATTGTTTTCTATGGATTTATCATCCGCTACTGATAGGCTACCGATAAAATTGCAAGCCTCACTTTTGGCAAATCTCTTTGATTTGACAGATTTAGAGGCCCAATCGTGGTCGGAACTATTAGTGGGAAGATCATACGCTCTAAGCTCGAGAATGAAATCTCTTGCTAAAGACAAAACTATATCATCGGTTACCTACTCTGTAGGTCAACCCATGGGAGCTTTGTCTAGTTGGGCGATGCTAGCTTGAACACATCACTTTATTGTCCAGTATTGTGCAATGAAATTAGGTGTAATTCAAACGAATGGTTGGTTTAAAGACTATGCAGTTTTAGGAGATGATATTGTAATCTTCAACGCTCCTGTAGCTAAGTTATATCACAGAGTGATTACTAGCTTAGGAGTGGAATGTAATTTGGCAAAATCTATCTGTTCCCCTAAAGGGACAGCCTTAGAATTTGCGAAAAAGACATTCTTTAAAGGAGAAGACGTTAGTCCAGTCCCTTTAAAAGAATTTTACTCGGCCCTTGAAACGATTCCGGCATTAGTGGAATTTGGAAGAAAGTATCAACTATCTTTCTCTCAGATTGCAAAAACTGCTGGTTTTGGTTTCAGGGTTTTAGGATCTTTAAATAAGAAGGTTCAAAACCTTAATTTAAAAATCAAATATCTTTTATTCTCATTCTCCATAGTTGATGCTCCTTCTTTTGTTAGTTCATTTAAAAATATTATCTTTTGTAAAGATAGTATCTTTATTACAGGTTTTACCCTTTGGGTGATTTCCTGGATTGAAAGAACAAGAGAAACACTAATCGATGAGGCCGGGTGGTTAACTGAATTCTTCCCTTCAAAATTCGTAAAAACTTACGGATATATTTTGAAAGTGTATGAATTAGTTTACTTGTCTTATTTAGACAAAGCATTAACTAGTAGAGTTACTATGTTAAGAAAATTAGATGCCATGTCTCTAGAATTAACAAATTTTGTTAAAATAGATCTTGCGTACTATAAGAGAAAAGGTCTACCTTTACAGGCAGAACCTATCCTTATACCGGAAGTTTCTAATCTAGTATGGTCATTAATGAAACTTAATAAAGAGTCTATCAGATTACCCATCACTATGCTATCTTTCCATAAACAGAAAGATTTAGCAGCGGCCTTTACGAAAGGTAAAGGAGTACCTTCTTTATTCCATCAACACCAAGTGTTTAAAGAATTATTACATTCGAAAGAAGCACCGAGATTCATGGAAGCGGGGTTCCCGTTTAGAGCATTACCTACCATCTTAAGAAGATTAAGTAGTAACAGGAAATTCCAATTCATCGGATCGTTACTGATGAAAAGGTTTTCCCATACAATTAAATTCCTATCCTTCCTTTCTATTGCTTCCTCATTAGGAGCAATAATAGTTGGACCTGGAACAATTGTAGCTATCCTAAGTACTGTGTATACATTTATTTCAGCTATGTCTTCTGTAGTTGATAGTCAATCCTGGTTTGATCCTTGTGGGATAATTATGAGAATAATTATTCTTCTATTGATCTCGTCAGGATTGTTATTTATAACAAGATCCAACACTTTAGGCCCTCAACTTGTTGATCTATATCAACATTTTGAAGGTGATTGGTATGATGTCGGGTATAGATTATCCGATATTATCTATCATGAAGCTATGATCCTTTTGGATCTAGCAACACCTATAGTGTGGAACACTGTTAATCATTCAATGAGTGCCGGAATCCTTTTCGGTTTCATTGTCTCGAGTTTCTCAGTATGGATCCTTAGGTGGATCCTTGGCTGGTAACAAGGTTAACAATTAGGCTGGCCAATTAATTTGGTCCCTCGAATGAATATACTATCATCTGTAATGGTGATTAAGCTTTGAGTCCTACGGGGTACAGAGTGATGATCTATAGATCATAAGTCCGACGCATGGTTCCTTCAATGTAAATATTGAGCGGAAAAGAGAGAGGGGATCCTTAGTCAAATCCCGGCAATCTGTATTATAAATGTTGAACACTTATAATATATACCGGTTATCTTTGGGGAACCTTGATACTCTATTACTAGACAAGGTGAGCATTAGGTGA